GGACAAACTCACCTGCATTGCATTTACCGTTGCATCAGCTACTTCATTAATCCCGCCGCTGCCAACGCTCAGATAGATGTAGGTCTTTTTGTTAGTTGAGGGGTCAACGTAATCAAGCGTGACGCCGTCATACCCACCAGGTAAAGACATTTTCCATGACAACTTGTATTCATCCCAGAACATGTTTGATCGGGCGAAAACTGCATCAGGGTTAGCAACCCTTTCATCACGCCAGAACGTCAGAACATCACCGATCCAGTTGAAACTCACGCGGGCTACGTTACAGATGGTCTGTATACGCTCACCTAGCGGCTGGGTTGCATCGGAGAAGGTCCAGTCAAAATATCCAAGCTGTACATCAGGCAGGGTGTCTTTAATGGCGTAGAGCGACGGCAAATCCAACCGCGCGGGGTCCTGCTTTCCAGTCATTACCCACTCATGCAGAACGGCATCAGCAAATGACCGACTGGCACGCAATGTGTAGTCAATGCCGCTAGACGGTGACCACGAAATGACTTTCCGCTGCGCCAGGCAGTTGTATTTACGTTCGGATGCAACAGTCTGTGTTTCTGTCTGACGGACTGTCACGCGAACAATCGTATCATCAGGATAAACAACGTTCTTACGAACAGTAACAGAGTGAGCGCCAGACAGGTGCAGGACTGAATCGCTGGCGCTGTTATTCGTTCTCTCCCCCTTAAAGGCGTAACGCCCGAACCCGGCTGCTGGAGTGATTTTATAGGTCCGATAGATGTAATCCTGGTTGGGGCCATCGTTATGGACGTTCACATCCATACTCTCTTCTGTACCCGGGATCTGGTCGTTGTCCTCATCAACTTTCCACCAGGTTAATCTTGCCGGACCGTCATACCCACCGTTTTCGTTTGCGTACAAGTGAATCCACAACTGATCTCCTTCCAGCGCGGCAAAGAAAGGACCTACAGCAATCGTGCCGTACTGCGTTATGGTGAAAAGCGTGCCGTTCACTACAGCATCAGCGGGAAGAGCCGCAAAATCAGCCCCACCCAGACCGCTAAACCAGAATTCGTAGTATTCCAGTGGATCAAGTAGAGCTCCATCGTCTGAAATTTCAGACCGAAACAGATTGGCGGTAACATTAATGTCTTTCGTGACAGATCCACTCGCGGTGTTATATGTGACGTTAACAGTAACGGTTACTGCAAATGGTTTGGGGGTGTCGTAGAAAACATCAAAATCGTTGGCTTTGGCTATTTTCGCGTAGAACTGACCACCAGCAAATGCACCCGTTAATAGTGAATTAGTTGTTGCCTGATTAGTAATATCCGTTGTCTGCTCGTTAGTGCCTGGCAATTCCTGGCCGTCAACGTCATCGAACGCGTAACCCTGGATGATTTCCCCTATAACTTCTCCAGGCTGAAATATCTGATAAGTGGCGCCAGCCAGAGCAACCAGCGAGGATTCAGAGTAACGAACTGATGAAATATTGTAATGGCCGTAGCCAATCTCCATCCATTCCGTCACCATTTTGTTGTTATTGATGTATTCAAACATCGATTCCTGTATGAGATCAGGATAAGAGCGCACCTGCCCATAAATATTCGGACGACCTTTATAAAGTCTTGCCCGATTGGTTTGCTGGGTTACATCGTTGTTGGGCGAATCTCCGGTGGCAACAGAAATACTGCCTGATTTTGGCGCAAGCCCAAGCAATTTCATCGCGCCAGAAAGGATTTTCGTGACTGGTCGCAGTATGGTGCTGATTAATTTCCCTACCCCACCCTCTGGCTGGTCGAACACCAGGACCACATCATTTTTACGCAGCGGATAAGCTATATCGAAGTCGTCAGTAAGCTCTCTGCCGTTGAGCTTAATCACAACATCGTTATGCAGCTTCAGTGAGTCGAGAAGCTCAATCAGGGGCGTCCCGGCCTCAATGGTGCCGCGTTGCTTCGGTGCGCCAGGCAGGCGCTGCAATTCATATCGAACCATGCACCATGTACTCCACGCGGCTGTAGACTTTAAGAAGCGCCAGCGGATTGTCGCTGCGCACGAAACCGAACTCCCCCCGGGCGTGCAGGCACTTAACCGGGCTCGTCATTACGCCGATATGCGCCGGGACTTCGCCGCGGTAGAAAACAGCAATGCATCCCGTTACCGCCGCCGGTACCGGTCGCCAGTGCTCCACTTCCTGCTCATGGCAGGTAATGAAGTCAGACCCGGATTCGTAGCCCGGCACATGGTGCAGCTCAAGCCCCAGAACATGCCGGTAATACAGGACAACCAGCGCCCAGCAATCCATCTCGTCAAAACTGCAGGCGCGGTTAGCCCACGGCTTGCCGTTAACAAGCCGGATAAATTCGTCTTGTGTCATGATGTTTTCAGTCCGGGATAGAGTTCGGTTGTGTAAATGATGGGGTTGGCCAGCGTCAGAGGATTGGTGAATCCGGCGTTGACCGTCACGTTATTGGCGTCGGCGGATATATCGCTTACGAACAGCGTCCAGTCTTTCATTGATGCTGAATCACCGATATCGTCCCACTGCTGGTAAAGGCACTGGATCGGCGTCATCCGCGCCGCCCCGCGCCAGCTTTTCAGTGTCTGCCGGACATGCTCCGTCGCGGCGACAAAGGTGATCGTCATGGATATGACCGCAGTTCCATCCTGTGCCGGCTCGGTCACACTGAACCGCGCTGGCTCGAAGGAGTTTCCGCCGAACGTCGCCGGGCGGAACAGGTTATTGACCACCCGGTAATAACCAAACGCAGGGTGATAAAACTCCACCGTCTGTTTGATGTCGCTCGCCGGCCGGCGCTCCTTCCACTCTCTCAATGTCGGCATCAGTCAGCCCTCGGCATAACTTCGGTGATCAGGTAATCCAGCCAGTATCCGTAGCCGGGCTGGGCCTCAACAATCCAGTCATCGTAGTCCTCAGTAATGTCCTCGATACCGTTGCTGATGACCGTTGCGGTCCAGGTGACAATGTTGCCGTTTTTGCTGGTCTGCACCGGCATATCGACGAAATGCAGCGTCTGCTGCTGCACGCCCTGCGTATCACCCAGGTCGATCGGCATCTGGAACCAGTTACGCCCGCGGTCGCAGTATGTCGGCGAGCGCAGCCACGACTTAAATCGCTCAGCCTGGGCCAGTGTGAAAATCCACTGCAACGTCCAGGTTGCTTTCAGGTCCGTAGTGATCGGCGTGATTATCAGGGGGCCGACCGCCGTTTGCGTCGTCTGCCAGGCTGTATCCTGCGTCATGTTCTGATCGGCGCGCTGGGGAAGCGGCAGGAACGGAGGGTATTGAACTGTTGCCACGTTTCCTCCGGGCATAAAAAAACCCGCCGGAGCGGGTATAGTTATTTTTGTTGCTGCTTTTCAAGAGCCTCAGCAATGCGCCTTAGGTACTCATTATTCTTGAAGACCACCATCAGACCCTCAAAGAATATCCGGCTGAATAAAGCCATAAGTAACATTATGATGGTTTTCGCATAATCACCACCTAACGCAGCTAAAATTGCCACGAAGAAAAAACCAACCAATGTCAGCCCATAAAGCCATGAAAGAATTCTTGGGGTTATAAAATCATCAAAACTAATCATCAATCTGCATAAATCTAGTGAAGGAAGATGACGAGGATAGTGGGTTTTGAATAATATCAATAAGCACCCGATGCTTTACGATTCAGGCCAAATGTCTGCTGCATCTGAGATGATACCGGGCCACCTCTTTCCATATCGGTGATCAGCAAGTCCACCACAGCGCTACCGTCCTGCATGTAGCCATCGGCACTCTGTACAGTGGCACCGGTAGACTGGTTGATGACGTTCACCTGCACGCTGATCCCTCCTCCTGACTGCATGTCCTTATTGCTGATGACCTTCCCGTTATCGCCGGGGATCATGTACTGCTTGCCGGTGCTGGCCTGGTAGATCTCTGGTTTACCTTTCTCGCCGACCTGATACAGGCCGCCGGCTGAGACCGGGCCGCCGTTGTAGCGGGCGCCGGCAAGCGCAAGCCCGCTGGCAAGCCCAACTGTCGAACTGATACCAGCAGCAGCCGGGCCAGCGTTAGCACCGAACGAGGCGAGCGATGCCATCGCGGCCGCCGGAGCCCAGGCCGATGCGGTAGTTGCCGCCAGTCCG